TCAGAATAGACGTAGTTTGGTTATACCAGTAGACACTTAACACCTGTCGGTATCAGTGAGGACCGGACCCCTCGCTCGCAAACACCTATCTGAATTCAGAAAACCCGAAACAAGGATAGCATTCTCGGCAGCATGTTCAGAGGCCTATCTAAGTTCTTATGTCAAAAGACGAAGACTTATAACAGGTTTCAGAATAAGCTACATTGAAGCTTTCCCTACAGCGGGTGAGAACCCAGACCCTCCCAATTTCGGTGGGGACCCACGCAACATTCGGGTGCCAAACCCTAGTAGTTCATGGACCTACTCTCAAAGGAAGGCTGGAATAAGTAGCGATGATAAACCGCAACGGAACTAAGCCAGAGCAACCAACATTGAGGCTGCATATGGCTGAATCGCAGGGGAGGATGACGTGGAACCACAATATATCTGGAATGTTAGACTGTCAGTCCCATTAAGGGAGACAATAAAACAAGCAGACAGCATGGTTGATTCTTCCGTAGAATTTCCTGACAAATAGGAGGTGACGAGGACCTTTTGAGGGGTCAAGTCATAACCGTTTCGCAGAACTTCCAAGGAAACCTCATTACCAGCAACTGTAGTTCCAGTGTAAACAACAGGAACGTTGACCACAAACTGATAACAGCCTGCAGGCCAAGTCCAAACTGTTCCACTACCGGTACAGTCGGGAGACAAACTAGTGAAGAGAGCCGTCCAAGGGATCGGCGTCGAAACTCCAGAAGCCAGACTCACCGTTCCAGCAACTCCGAAAGAATCGGTGCTGTTGGGCTGATTGGCATATCCTGAAACCGAAGAAACAGAAACTTGCGGGACAAAGAATTCAATGTCATAATCCGCATAAAGCTTTCCGACATTGGCTGTGTTTGGACAATTATTAGTTGCCACAATCAAACGACCAATGTCGAAAGTTTTAATGTCACCAGCTGTAGCTACCTGACGGACTGTCTTTCTTAGAATGCTATTACTAGCACCTAAGTCCAAAACCAACTTAGAAGTACACCAAGTCGAAGACATGATGGCTCCTTCGTAGGCAGACAGCTCTTGTTCAGTAGATGGTACCGGTTCAGACGCGTTATATTCGAAGGCCATGAGGTAATCCCCGGCAGTATTTGTTGCTGCAATGGGGATCCACTCAAATACCAACTTTTTAATCCGGTATTGCTGCCACTGTGAAGCAATCGGTGCCAACCAGGGAAAGCTAGTAGCTAAACCCGGGTTGATACTGAGATCCACCTGTAGCGCGAAATCGGTCGAACCTGCGACTGAACCAACAATCAACTCACGTTGCGAAACA